ACGCTAAATACAAACCCTGAAAATTTTGCGAATGCACTAAACAAGGAGAGATTTATCGAACAAGTACAAGAATATCAAATAACTGGTGATAGTCAGTATTTAAGAAGTATAGGTCAACTTATGGGTTCAAGTGTCAATGCACCTTGGGAAGTGATTGAACAACTGGCACCATATATTGATGGAGTAGAGCCAATCGATGCACCAGAAAATTGGGATGACATCGTACAGTTTATAGACGATGAGGATAGGTATAACCTATTTAACGGCAAATCACCTCAGGCTGCAAGACTTAGAACACTGGAGCAAGCGATGCTTAAAGCTCAAAATCGTACCAGTGCAGAGCTGCCTGTACGACCTGTTTTTCAAACAGGTCAAAGCGTTTCACTAACAGGTGACTTCAGTGAAGCTGACAAATACGGACCGGGCTGGGGCGCATGGTCACGGGTTCTTAGATATGCAGAAGGAACAAGTGGCCCTGGCGGAGAAAAAACAATGTTCGGGTTTAAGAAATTCGATGATTTATCCGATCATCCACGTCAACTTCAAAGTGGAGGTGGGTACACATCTGATGCTGCTGGGGCATATCAATTCCTATCTACAACTTGGGATGGAGCACGTAGTGCATTAGGACTTCAAGACTTCTCCCTGAAAAGTCAAGAAGCAGCCGCACGTCACCTATTTCAAAATAAAAGAGGTGTTGACCCAGACAAAATAATTGACAATATTGATGAATTTAGAGCAGCACTAGATAAGCTAGCTCCTGAATGGGCATCATTTCCTTATTCAAAAACAAGTCCTGGAGGGTTTGGCAACGGATCTTCTTACTACGGGCAAGGCGGCAAATCCCTTCAACAGCTATGGCAAATTTATCAACAAGACATATAGCTAATCTAAAATCAAATGAATGATGAAGAACTACTAACTGGTGGTCTTCCTGAATTAACAGAAGAAGAGTTGCTAGAGATGCAACAAACAGCAGATCTGGTTACTCCGTTTATGGGAGATGCTGAACCAGAACCTAAAGTAACTCCTCTTGAAACTCAGGAACAGACACAAGAACAACCTGAAGTACAGCAACAACAAATAACAGAAGAACCCAAACTTAGAGAGGTTGTAAAAACAAGTCCATTTAGGAATGAAGATGGCAGTCTTAATTGGGAAAAATTAGATAGATATGGTGCAGAGGGTGACGTTGATGTACTTGCTGGTCTTTGGGATTTTGCTGCACCAATCCTAGATAAAATACCTGGAGTTACAGCTAAGCCAGTTCCGAAGTTTGAAAATGAAATGGCTCAAACTGTCAGGGAAATCTCATCAGTAGTTCTTCCTACAATGGCTCTCGGTACTGCAGGTACAACACGACTAGGTGCGTTAGCTACGCAGTACAGAGGCGTAAAAGGTTTGAAGGTACTAAGCGATCCTTTTGGTAAATGGCTAGGCAACGCAGCATTTAACGCGGGTGCAGGTGCCTTTGTGGACTACACCGTTCCAATGAACCAAACTGATGACAACCTTTTGGGTACTCTACAAGATAGATGGCCTGAAACACTAGGTTGGATTCCTGATCAAATTGCAACTCTAGATGGTGATAGCCCTGAAACAAAGCGATGGAAGAATGTACTAGAAGGTACATACCTAGGTTTGGCTACTGATTTTCTGCAAGGTCTTGCGAAAGTTGCTGCATCAAGATTTGAATCTGGAGCATTATTTGGTGTAGTACCTGAGAATGAAACAGGAAAGGCTTGGTTGAAAAAGAATCAAGTTGTTGACGCTACACCTCAGGATGCTGTTGAAAGATCAGCTGTTAAACGGCAAGACGATTTGGATGAAGTTGGTGGCTATAACTTTGACAAAGAAACAGATCCTACTAAAAGCGTATTTGGTTATCACGATACTTATGGGTATCAGGAAAGTGGTATTAGATCAGTAGATGACCTTGGAATTGTAGGCGCATCAATTGACCAGGCACGAATCAATGCAAACCTTGGAACAATCCACGGTAGAGTTGGCAGTGTAATGTCTGAAGGTGCTCTTAAGTTTGCCAACGAAAGTGGAGAGAATGCTGAGCTTGTAATTCGTGGACTAGCAGAAACATTGAAAGAAGCTGGTGAATATGGATATAAGCATGCTGATGGTAGGTATCTGAGTCATAAAGATGTTATGGCAAGTGGTGAACAACTTGCTAATGACTTCTACGAAATGGATCTAGGTGAACTACAGAGATCACTAGAACCTGGAAGTATCTACATGCCAGGTAAGGATGCTGATACTGGCGTCGCGATGATGACTTCAGAGGCAATGGTTGGCGTCTTAGGTTCTATTCGGAAGTACATGGATGACTTCATGAATATGGACGTAGCTAAAGCAAGAGCTTATGTAGCGACATCTACAGCAGGACAAATCAGCGATATGGCTGAAGGAATGCGGCTTACTGAAGGGTCAGGTTCCATAGTCAGAGCACAAGAACAAATCCTTGACCGTGTTGAATTTCTGATGGCACAAAGAGGGGTTACGTCATACGCTCGCGCTAGAGCACTAAATATGATGAACCTTAAAAATAGGATGACAGTCCTAGGAACATCAGCAGCAGACAAAGCAGAAGCCACACGTATTAAAAACTTAATCGATAATGAGAAGAATAAAACTCTTCAAATGATCGAAAGAGAAAAGCTAAAGGCTACTGAATTTACTAATACGTTAAAGGAGATTAATAAAAGTAATCCTGAATTTCTTGGACCATTGATGATGGCATGGGAACTTTCAGACGGAAAAATTAAAACAATTACCGCCCTGAATAACTATGCCAAGCAATCGACAGGTATCCTAAGCAAAGCAATCATTGATGGTTCACCTGAAATACCGTCTCTGATTAACAGAGCATTTTTCTCTAACGTCTATAACTCAGTACTGAGTGCTGTTTCAACTCCAGTAAAGGCTGGTATTTCAGCTGTTCACTTGCTGGTTGAAAAACCCGTAAGGCATATGGCAGGTGCTTTATATCTGAAAGATAAGCAAACCCTTCGTAGAGGTTGGTATCAATATAGCTCTAAATGGGACTCAGTTTCTAGGGCTATGGAATATGCAAAAAACATCTACAAGAAGTCAAGGGTAGATCCGAATGTAATTTCAGCTAGAGATGATCTTGCTAAACAGGGTACTGCAGCTCTTGAATTGAACCACGCTATTGCCGATGCATATGCAGAGAAAGGTTTTTATGGACCTAAGTCGCTGATGAATACTATTCAGGACATGCAGGATTTAGCAGATAGTCCTGCTATGCGTCGTGGGATTAGAGGTATGCAGGCTGTTGATGGTTTTATCCAATCAATGATTTCAGATTTTGAAGCCAAAGGAATAGCATGGGATGAAGTAACCAAAGGAGGTGAGCTACCTTTTGATCTAGCTAAGGCAGATGAAGTTGCTAAAAAGGCTCATTCAAAAATGTTTGACAAGAATGGAATTATTACCGACGAAGCTGTTTTGAAAGCTTCTGGTGAAATTTCATTGAACTTGAGCAACAAAGCTAACGATGATTTGTCTCAGATAATCAAAAGATTCCCAATCCTAAAACCGTTTTTGATGTTCACTAATACACCAATTAATGAACTTAAACTTGCAGCTTCTTACAATCCACTTGGTATATTTGTCAAAGACTTGAATGCATTCAAGCAAAAATTTGAGGATATGCCTTATGAAGAAATAGAAGAACTTTTGACAGCAAGGGGTGTAGATGTCAATCCAGCTACTGCCAAAGCTAAATATGATGAAATTAGAGCGGACCTTTACGGCAGAAAAGCTCTTGGAAATATCTTCACAGGTATGGCCGTAAGTCTATTTCTTGGCGACAGATTGCATGGACCTGGGCATTACAATAGACAGGTTCAAAAAACAAGAGACGAATCCAACTGGGATAGGAATGCAGTCAAAGGATTGGATGACAAATGGTATAGCTTTGAAGGTTTAGGCCCTATCACTGTGTACCTAAGCACAGTAGGTAACATTATGGATAACTTTGATTCGTTAAGTCCTAACAACGCAGGAGAACTTCTCAAAAAAACTGCATTTGTATTTAGTTCCTCAATCACCGAGCTTACAGCTGTAAAAGGTATCGAACCATTTCTAGATATTTTACGTGGTGATACTGGCGCTATCAACAGGTGGGCAGCATCTTTTGGCCCTGCATCAGTTATGCCGCAATCAAGTTTAATGGCAGAAATTGCTAGGTTAATGGAACCTGGATTGGCAGTCATTAATAATGATTTGACAAGCATGATCATGAATAGAAATCCAGCCACTAAGTGGATGCTTCCAAAAAGGAAGAATTGGATCTATGGTGATGAAGTGAACATGCCAGATAGTGCCTGGGCAAGAATTCAAAATACATATTTGCCTTGGAAAATTGGTGATGAAATTCGTCCTCTTGAACAATATCTAATTGATATTGAATATGATGCTACTGCTACACTTAAAACCAACGGTCGTGGTACAAAACTAACAAACGATGAGCAAGCTTCAATTTTAGATACTATCGGTACTGATGGTTTCTGGAGAGCAGGCATCGAAAGAGTGATGAAATCAACTGAAAGTAAGGAATTTAGAAGGCTGTTTAAGGAAGCACAGGAAGCAAATCTAGAACCAGATCGGTCAAATCTGCTTAATATCCATCGCATGCTTGATGATGAACTAAGAAACGCTATAGGTGATGCCATTATTAGTGATCCTAATTTTGACAAGATTCAAAGGCGTGATGAAATGATGAAACGTAAGGCTGAATACCTTCAAAGCGGTGATATTAAAGGAGCAAAAAGATATCTGGAGCACGTTAAGAACAAATTTGGTATTTAATGCGTAATGGCACTTACACAAAACACATACACAGGAGATGGTAGTACTACTGCCTTCTCATTTACATTTCCATATTTAGAGACAACAGATATCAAGGTAAGTCTTGACACTGTTGATACAACTGCATACACACTATCTAACGCCACTACCGTATCCTTCACCACGGCTCCAACAAGTGGAGCTGCGATTCGTATTTATCGCGCTACTAATTCTGACAACCTGAAAGCAAACTTCTTTCCAGGTTCAGCTATTAAGGCATCAGACCTTAATGATAACTTCACCCAAAACCTTTACGTCACACAGGAAAGTGAGTTTGACGTAAACAGTGCAAAGACTGAAGCAGCGTCAGCTACAGCTGCTGCGAACACAGCTACGACAACAGCAAACGGTGCAGTCACCACAGCAAACACTGCGGTTACTACTGCTAATAGTGCGGTGACTACAGCTAACACTGCATCTACGACTGCTACTAGTGCAGAGACC